ATCATTGTAGACGAAACGCAGAATATCACTACTCACGAACTAAAGATGTTGTTGACCCGTGTAGGCGAAGAGAGTACAATAGTCCTGAATGGGGATGTGCAGCAGTCTGACTTGAAAGAGGCTGATGGTCTAACTAAGATCATTCACCTTGCCAAGAAACACATGTTGCCTGTCCCTATCATTGAGTTTGGTGTGGATGACATTGTACGCAGTGACATCTGTGCTGATTGGGTTAAGGTATTCATGAAAGAAGGTCTATGAGTTTAGAAGCAGAAGCCAAGGCTCATATGTATAAGAAGAAGCAGCAGTTCCTAGAAGCACTCAAGGAGTATGCAGCCTACCTAGAAAAGTATTATGACGATAACCTATACGGTAGTCATGAGCTAGACCAAGCTAGGACAATGCTTCAAGCGAGTACGCTATGGGCAGCAGAAGCAGCAGATATACACGGAATAAAGTAAGGGGGCCGCTTGGCCCCCTCTCTCTTTTTATTTACCTATTCCTCTAAACACTTTAGAAGTCATCTTTTGACCATTATAGTAGAGCATATTAAGTGCAGTTGCTCTAGCTTGTTTCTCTTGATCGTCTAGTTCTGTATCGCTGCGTATTGTAGCTTGTGCCTTTGAGTAGGTCATACCCTCATAACCTAGCTGATCACGCACACTCTCCCAATACATATTAGCCATATTACGCTCCGCACGTGACATAGCCTGTACCTCACCGCGCATGTATGCATCAAAGTCAGGTTTACCCTTCATACCTTCTAAGTGCTCTTTTGCCATAGTACGTGCATTGCTGATCTGGTTCTGCACGAATTTAGACAACACCGCCTTACGCTTTGAGCTATCGGCTTGTTGATACTCAGGTAGATCAATCACTTCTTTTTGTGCTAAAGCTGCTAGGTTACCTTGCAATACAGCCTGTGTAAGAACTTCAAGCGCAGGGTTCTTTTCACGATAAGGGTTGTATAACTTGAATGGGTCAATCTGTAGGCGAGACATCTCGCGCTGTAGTGCATTCTTAGGCTGCTGCCCTACAAGACCTGTAACCTGTTTCTGTAGTGGGTTCATAACACGAATAGGGCCATCACTAAAGATGTCGAAGCGGATCATGTCGTACCCAGTGTCACCCTTAGTTGGGTCTTTCATTGTCTGAAACTGTGTACGTGCCGCACTACCAGCATACTTAAACATAGATCGTGCCATTTCAGGTGACACACCTTCTGGTAGTTCCATATCACCAAAGTTAAAGTCAGGTAACTGACGTGTCATACGCTGAAAGAAAGACATACGTACATCAAAACCTTTATCTGTTAAAGGTATGTCTACACGAAACGATGTAGCTGTAGGATCGCGTGTCTCTGGAAGGTAAGATGAACGTGCGTCAAATTGTCCATAGAAGTCTTTTACTACTGCAGCAGGGTAAGTGTACGATGCAAAGTAATCCCCGACAGAATCTAACACAGGTGTAATATCACCTGCTTCGATAGCTTGTATCCACTTATCTGCGATACCTGCATTAGGTCTAAACTCTGTGCCAAGCATAATCTTATTAGCTTCACGTAGCAGAGATGCTGAATCCTTAGTCTCTTCACCGTTTGCTACACGTGCTATAAGGTTAGCAGTCCATTGTGTCATAGCGGCTGGACCCAGCGCGGCTTGAGCATTGTATATTTGACCATCATAGGCTTCTGCTTCGTACCACTCACGCCCAGCCTCAATGTTGTCTTTCTGAATGGCATAAGCACCAGCAAACATTGTAGCACCAGTCATGAACTTAGCGTAATCCTCTGTCATAGCATTGCTAAAACCACGACGAGCGATAGTTAAACCTGTGTAGTCACTGATGAACTTAGCTTGTGATGCAATGTAACGAGGGAAGGGAATAGCTACAGTTAATCCAGAATCGTGAATAAACTTAACAGTCTTACCTACAAACTTATTAGTATCACTAGCACCTTTACCGCCAAACCTACGTTGGAACGTAAAGGCAAAACTCTCATTCATGGCTTTCTCTAGGATGTCGTCAGGTAGTTGTGATATTGTACCCTTCTCTAACATCTCCATGAGAGACTTACCTAGACCCTCATTACCTAGTTTACCTAACTCACGGTCAATCGTACCAGCAATAACAGCACGTTTAAACACGTGATCTGACATTGTGTTTAGTACGTTGGCTGCATTACCTAAACGAGCTAGTCTAGTGTTCTTCACAACACCTGCCTCTGCCTGTGCTGCATTTAAGAAGATACGAGACATCTTTTCAGGTGCCTCTTGAGACAGCATAGTGGTTAGTGCTTCAGCAACATAGTAGTCTTTAGTTAAATATGACAAAGTTGCTGTACTGTTTTTGAATGTAGATGCAGCAGCAGCACGATCACCTTTAACAGCCTTAATACCAGCCATATAGATTTGATCAACCATATCAATACCTGTCATAGCGACACCAAAGATATTGTTTCGCATAGTTGTAGCTGGTTGTGATGTCATGAATGCACGACGAGCATCTTCAACCTGTTTAAAGTTACGCCATATACGTCCACCTAAACCCGTCATGCTGTCTAGTTGTGCAGTAGTAAGCTCTGTAGCTTCACGTCCTGATATAGTAGACATACCCTCGTCATACAGCATGTCTAACTTTCTGCGGAACTCTTCTGCGTTTAGTTTACTTACCTTAACACCACCATTAGATACAAGGTTGCGCTGGGTGGCAAGTAACTTAGCAGCCTCTGATACCTCTGCAGCATATGCAGCACTAAGCTGTCGTGCAGACAGGCCGTACTTCTCACGTACTTCCTTGAATATGGCTTGCCCTGTACCTTCTTCCATAGCACGAGCTAGATACTCTGTAATACGCTGTCCCTTTTCAGGTTTTACACCTAACCTACCTGCTAGTTCATACGATGCAGCGCCTAACCGTTTGATTGTACCACGATCTAAGCCACCAATAAGCCCATCAGGCAAGTCTTCACTAAGAATAAACTTCTTAACATCCATGCCCTCTTCGACTAGCTTAGGGTCAATAGAACGTAGAACGTTTAGCGTAGAGAAGTCAAACAGCTTTGCCTCTTCTTTAGACATCTGCTTGCGAATAGCTTTCTCTGCATTCTCTACAGCAGCAGCAGCTTCCTTGATATTCAACTCACGCCCTGTCTGAATAGTACCAGCTAGTGCACGTGCAGCATTACTTTGTGTTTTCTGTCCAATGATAGACGCAGCACCTGATACTGTACCGCCAAGGACAGCAGCAGCGCCCACGTTAACCATATTAACATCATACTCTTCACCAATCTCTTTACCCGCTTGCTGCTTTAGTTTCTCCAAACCATAAGCAGAACCCCCTGCAACAACACCATCCATAGCACCAACTACAGCAGCACGTCCTAGCTGCTTTTTAGCTAGTCCACGCAGAGCCATCAAAGATGCTTGTCTAGTACCCTGTGCAGCAGCGGCACCAGCACCACCAGTGAAAGGTATAGATAAGGCTGTAGCATACGTTGTAGGTGCTGTGAGTATACCCTCTGCATAGTCGCGTATCTTAGCGCCACCACCATCCAGTAATCCTTCACCCTTAGCATTGTCAAAGGCATACATAAGACGACCAAACGATTGCTTTTCGGCATCTTTAGTCTGATCATCATCAATGAAGTAATAGTCTTTAGCCATAGTCATTTCATTAGACGACTGAACACGGAAGTGCTCTAGTACGTCATAGACAATATCTTCACCAGACATGGCTCTTAGGTCATCGTCAGAATATCCCTTACGCTTACTGCGAAGGAAAGTTACCGCATCTGTAAGGAACTCTCTGTCGTTCTTCAAATCCGATAGCTTTTTATCCTTCATACTTTCTTGTGTGTAGTACGTGAAAGACATAACTATTCCTTAGTTTTGGATGACATCATCTACGATTGATGAAACTTCTGGTGCTGCAGGTACAGGCATACTAGGTGCTGTGGGTTTAGGTGTTTCATCCTTTGGCCCTAAGTTATTGTACATAAGTAGTGCTACTTTGTCTACGGTATAACCTGTTTCAGTCATCCACTCTTCATGGTCTGGGATATTATCTTTCAACCACTGTTCAGCAAACTCACGTGCTTCAAATACTGTATCAAATGTAGGTTTATCATCTAAGGCAGACTCTAGCACAGCAGAGTTAATATCATCAAACAACTCACGTTGCTCTTCTGCAGCTACCTCTGCCTTGACCTGACCTGCTTCATCTAGGCGACTACGTGGATCACCTTGCACAATCTGTGGACGCTTAGAGAAGGCTTCATACCAAGGTGTTTGATCTTTAAAGTTGCTAGACCCTGCAGCCCACATATCAATAGGACGTACAGGTAAGCCACGGTTAAGACGTTCATCACGCCCCATCTCTTTCCACTCTTTCTTAGTGTATTGTGCCATCTGAGGCGCCCATGCCTCTTTCATAGACTCAATAGCTAATGCACGTGCCTCTGGTCCTGCTGTGTTCATCAACGCCTCAACAGTAAGACCTTGATCACCAGCAATACGTTTTAGGTTAGCCGTGAAAGGAGTATCCTCGCTTAGTACATCTTCTGGTAGCTGTGTTACTAGCTCAGGAGTACCTTCATCTGGGAACATAGTTAAACCCTCCGTACCCTGACGTAGAGGGCCGGGAACATCGGGATCAGCTACAGTAGGAATAGCTTCAGCGGCTTCTAGCTGTTCCTCTTCACTAGGCTTAACTTCAAAGTCTTCTAGTGCTTCGTCTGTTTGCTCTGTAATAGTTTTATCTTCAGGTTCAGTAGGCGTTACGATTGTGTCGTTGTCTTCTTCTGTAACAGTACGCTCACCTGTTAAGATGTAGTCCATCTCTTTGTCAGTGATCATCTGGTCTTGTGAGTATGCCTCAACAATACGATCTGCTACGGGATCACCTGCTTCGATCAATCTAACTAGTTGTTGCATCTCTTCAACAGACTCAAGACGAGATGCTACTCCAGCAAGGGCATCGTAGCGTGTATTAGCTGCACCCATGCCTACGTTTAAACCTTTACCGATAAGCTGTTTCTCAAGACGAGCCATTGTATTACCAGCAGCAAAAACTTCATTGTACACAGCTTCTGCTGTAGCATCCTTACCAAAGTTAGACAATGCGTCTGCATTACCTTGAAGGATAGCAGCCAGATCAGTAGGATCATCCGTACCTGCAAACTTACGGCTAAACACAGATGCAAATGTATTTGTGGTTGTCTTAAACTGAGCGTCTGTGTAATCAATCTCAATAGCAGAGAATGGACCTGTGGCTTCCAACTGACTGAAGGGCGTTTGTTTAACACCACCTGATGCTTGGAACTGAAGCAAACGCTCTACAGGAACACCTGCAACCTGCATTCCTTGCGCCATCTCTTCGGCTGAACGGCGAGGGTTAAGAGCTAGACCTTCTGCAACAGCCTTACCAAAAGCACCCATACGATGTGCTTCAGACTTGTTATTAGGATCAACGTTTGCTGTTGTACCTTGGAAGATCATACGTAGACCATCCTCTACTGATCCACTAAACTGATACTGATCTGCTACTTTCAAGCCTCCAAGGATCATACTCTTGTCTAGCATACCATTAATGCCATTCTTTTCCATGACAGTCTTAGCTGTATATACATTCTTATATATAGAATTGATGTCATAGTTCTCCGCAAGGCCAAGGAACTCTTCTTTAGTAATACCAAAGTCGTTGTTCATTTGTTCGTACATACCTGCCATTGCAGTTACTTCTGCCTCACTCGCAGCCAAACCCGGCGCTGCTTTACGAGCGTTATCTATTGTCAGATCAAGGTACTTCTCACGCTCTTTACGGCGTTCCTCAATACCCTCTGCTAGTGTTGTACCAAAGCCTTTAGCTAATCCTGCACCAAATGCACCCTTAAACATATGTCTTACTCCTTAGCCATCAAGCCTTTTGGTGCAGCGTCTTCTACTGCAGGTTCTTCTACTATACTCTCTGCAATTTCTTGCTGTAGTATGTCGCCTTTATCCATGTTAGTCATATCACGAATGGCTAGTTTAGCTGATAACTTTTTCATACGGCGCATCTTAGCTTCCGCATCTTTATCACGGTAGTCATCCATTGTTTCTTTGTAGCTAATCTTAGCTTCTTCAGCCATACGCTTTAATAGCATACCTAGCTGAGGTTTTACAATCAGCTTAACATCTACTGTGTGGATACCCTCCATAATACCGCGAGACAGCATACCATCAGCTACAACACTAATAGGTAAACCCAAGTCAATCATGTCAAGTAAGTTGTCTGACACTTCAGGATCAGAAATCTTAGCTATATAGTAATCTAGCACATCTTCTGGATCATTAATCTGTGGTGGTTGCTCCCAAGCAAATGCTTTAGGTTCATCTGTTAATGACTGGCCTGGAATTGGCCCTTGCATCATCATTGCTTGTGCTTTGTCCATGATATATCCTACTTAGTAAATCCTGCGCCAAAGTATAATCCTACAATGGCTGATACAATATGTGTGTCTAGTGGTGTGATTACGAAACCCTGTGCATACTGCCACTTGATTGTCTCTGCTGGTCCGAATAACCAGTTCATTATACCGCCTGTGGCCTCTGTGTAACCTACATATACGGGTACTTCAGGATACCACACAGCGACTAGCTTTGGCAATACGATAATAGCAAACACAGCAGATAAGGCAATCAATCTACGTGTCCAAGCAAAGTGTTTATCGTTTTTACCTGCCTCACGTGCAGTATTAACTTGAGTTGCGCTAAACTGTGCGCGTTCCATCATCATCTTGTTTTGCTCTGCACGAGCTTTCATGCTCTGGCCCCAAATCGACATGACCCCACCGAGAATGGTAGAGGCCAGCATCGTGATAAGCTCTAGTGGTAAACCGCCCATGTTATTCTTTCTTTAGACTCTGTATGACAAGTTCACCAAAGGACAGTTCATCTCCAAAAGTTTTAGATACTGCGCCTCTGTCCTGAACCCCTTTAGAGTTTTTAGTACCATGAGGCATGACCATACGAGCACTCAAGCCACCAAAAGCATCCGTGTAAAGTTTAGAGAATTCATCCATGTTCTCTTTGATGATCTTCTCAATCTTCTCGTCTTGTGTAAAGAAGGGTTCCACGTGAATTGTGTTACTTACGCCTCTCTTATTCTGCTTACGTGTTTTAACACCTCTGTTCTTATACCCTTCATAACCGTGCTTAGCAGCAAAAGCTACCATAAGCTCATTGAACTGTTCTGCAGCAGCACGTGTAGCCTCATCAGCACCGTCTGGGATGATAACCTCTGTACCCTTAGCTCCTTTGAAAGAGTTAAAGTCTAGTGAGATATTGTACATATCAGAGGTAGGCTTATAATCTGCACGTGTGCCATCAGCAATGACAAGGTTCATGCCCTCTGGCTTTACCTCTTCTTTAGGCTTTGACATCAGACCTTGCTGATCAGGTGCTTCGGCTGCAGGTGATACATCAATAGTACCGGGATCAATCTCTTCTGACAGTTTATACAAAGGTTCTGGATTACTTAGTTTACCTTCCTCTGTATCTGTAATATCAACAAGAGTTGTCTCAGGTCTTAACTTAGGTCTGATAGATGTTTGACGATCTGTTCCGGGTTTTAGCTTAGGTACAGGTGAGCTACCTCTCTCTTGAGGTTTTAATTGGCGCAATTCTCGTTGCTCCTCTAACCCTTCTACCATATCCTTCTTGTAACGAGGTGACATCCCTTCCACAGCTTTCTCAAACTCTTCAATGTCAAGATCAGTAATCTCTGGCATCACAACAGTCTGAGGCTCTACGGTAAAAGGCTCACGCTCTTTACGTAAGTTTTTTATAAAGTCCCATACATAGTCACTGCTAGACTTACCTTCTTCAGCCATAAGCCCAAGAGATGTGCTATCAGCCTCCTGTGCTTGACCCATCTGGTTTAGAGCATCTATCTGTTGTTTGTAGGTGTCTTGACTAGACTCAAAAAAACCACTCATTATAATTAATCCTATGCTATACCCAATGCCCATTTAAATGCTGTTGGTGCGACAGCAGCTAAAATACTGCCGATACCTTGCCCTCTTGCTGCGTCAATATCTGCTTGAATCTTAGCCTTATCAATCTCTGCTTGCATAGAGGCTACTAGTAACTGTACTTCACGATCTGCTGTGCTTTCTGCTGCTTTAAATGCGTAGCTAAGCGCATCACGCTCTCTTTGAATAATGCTATTATATGCAGTCATAGTTAATTCATTAGATGCCATAGCTGCATCACGGTTGGCTTGGTTTTGTGCAGCATTATCTGCGGTTGTGATAGCTTGCGCCCACTGAGCATTAGCCTGTGCAATAATTAAACTGTTTTGTGCGTTAAACTGTTCACGTGCTGTAATTTGTGTAGCGTTAAATTGAGCAACAGTATTAGCTTCACCCGCGTTAAAACGGTTCATAGCATTAGCTTGTTCATTGTTGAACTGTGCTACAGATGCTGACAGGTTAGCAAAGAACTGATTAGTCTGGTTTTCACTAGATGCATTAAACTGCTTAGCTGCATTAGCTGCAGCAGCATCAGACAATAGAGCGTTTGTAAGCTGCTGAGACTTAAATATGCTAGTCTGTTGTGCGTTGCTTAGGTTCTGCATATCCATTTGTAGGAAGCTCTTAGCGTTTTGAACCTGTGATTGCTGACGGTTATTCAGGTTAGCTAAATCCATCTGAGACATAGCTGCTGCATCTGCCATTACCTTAGCGTTTACAGCACTCAGGTTAGCTAGGTCTACGGATTGGGCTAGTCGTGCATTCTCTAGTGCAACCTGTTGATCTGCAGTGAAGTTCATGTTAGCGATTTCACTGATCTTAGCTGCGTTAGTTACACGTGTTTGGAACTCTTGGTTGAAGTCTAGCTTCAAGAACTCTGCACGTTGACGGGCTGACTCAATAGCGACTTGCTGTTTGTTCTGTGCATCCATCTGTGCGATAGGCAGTGCAGACTCCATAGCAGCCTGAATTAAAGCCTGACCTGCTAAAGAAGAACCAGATAAACCACGTGCTTCCATTTGTGCAGCAGCAGCTCTCATAGCACCCGCTGCCCACGCAGGAGGTTGCTTAGCATCAAAGTCAGACATAAGACTTGCCATCTCTGTCTGAACAGATGCCGCTTCTAAAGGTTGATCTCCAAAGACTTGCTGTACCTGTCCTTGATCTACCGCTGAACCTGATACAAGTTCACCTGCTTGTACTGTGCGATCTGGTACGGCAGCAACTTGCTGTGCTTGCTTAATCTGTGCAACACTTAGACCTAGCTGAGCTAGTTGTTGTGGGTCCATAGTGGCTGCATCAGCGATAGCCTCTGCACTAGGCTTACCTGTTGCCGCTTCTAAGCGTGACATTACATCCTCTACTCCAGCGGATGCAGGTAGAGGTTCATAAGTAGCAGCGGGTTTAACTTCAGGAGCTTCTACTGGTGCTACAGTTTCAGCCGTTGTTGCAGTAACAGTAGGGGCAGGAGTAGTAAGTTGACCTGTTGCAGGGTCAATCATACCAGCCGCTGCTTGTTCTGCTGTGGTTTTTGCTACATCAGCTTTTGTTACAGAGGAGCTAGGGTCTTTGATTATACCAGCTAATGCTTCGTTGCCAGTAGGTAACTCAGTAGCTGTAAAAGCAGCGCTTGCTGTCTGTACTGCTGCCTGTGCAGCGTTAACTCTAGTCTGTGCATCTGTTACAGCAGTAGCTAACGCTTCATTCTCTGGATCAGCCTGTGATGCAGCCATAGCGTCTTGTAATGCTTTATTTGCATCTGCATATGCTTTTTGTGCTGCATCTAAACCTGTCTGTGTATTTTGAGGTGTTTGTGTCGCACTAGCTGTGGTGCCATAAATAATATCACTCGGCCTAAGATCAACACCATCTGTTGCTATAGGAAGAGGTGTTAAGTTAACAGGAGGCCCAACCAAAGGTTGACCATCATATGTAGGATTATTTGAAACCCCACTCACAAGACTTGAAGCTACACCACCTAAGTTATAATTATCTCTCTTCATGTAGCCACCATAAGCCATGCCGATACGCTTCTGCGCTAGTTCAGCCATCTTGCCTACACGTGATGCAGCAGCAGGGTTAGCAGCCAAGAACTTAGCTTGCTCATCACCCTGCATACCTTGCATCTCAGGTATAATTTTACCCATCTGTTCTGGGGTGAACCCTGCAAATATCTTAGCCATTATTTAGTATTCCCTAATTCCATCCACACGGATGTTGCTATAAATGTTAGCACTGCTACTGTTAAAAACTTTACGACAGTTGACCATACACCCTTACGTGTCTCACGATATGTATCTAGCAAGTCGCGTAGTTCATGAATATCTTTATGAGCTTCGTCATCAGCTAATCCAATATCACGCAATGCCTGTCTCGCACCACGATTAGCGGCACGATCAAGCATATCTTCTAGCTCTTCGGGTGTCAAGGCAATCTGTGTCATGATACGTAAATACTCATGTCTTCATTTGTAGGAGCGCTTATAGTCATAAGAGTATTAGCTTGTGCGCGTGTAGCATACGCATTACGGTATTCATTCTTTTTAGTAGTAGCTTCAGCGGCAGTTAAGCCGTGCAAAGCCTCACCCTGATAATGAGAATAAGTGTAGTAACGCTTAGCAGAATCCAAAGCTAGTATCTGAGCATCAGAAAGATAATCACTAGAGTAAGACCACCCTTCCTCATCACTACCTGTTACCTCTTTCATTTCACAGTAGAGAGTAGGTTCGTTATCTAGCTGATCTTTAAATGCAGTTACAGCAGCTTCTGCTTCTGCAAGAGTATTGTATGTTACATTAAGATATGAATAAGTTGTCATTATGTTGATCCGTATATTGTACCGCTGTTTGAAATGCTTGCCCAGTTAGTGCCAGCCCATGCAGCACCGCCAGCGCCACCCGCGCCGCCATCGCCGCTTGATGATAATGTACCTGCACCACCTGCTGCGCCCCAGCCACCGCCACCACCAGCACCATCCTCGCCGCCGTATGAACCTAAGCCATAGTCGCCAACATTCCCTGCACTACCGCCATCACCACCTTCACGACCACTTGAACGATAGCTGCCAGAACGATTACCACCGTTGCCACCAGTGCCAGGTAAAATACGACCGCCGCCACCGCCGCCGCCGCCCCAAAGGCCGTTTGATGAACCTGTGTCGATACCTACCGCACCGCCACCGCCAGCACCACCGCCATGACCGCCGCGATCACCAGAGCCGCCGTCCGAACCACCCCAATTATACGCATTTGAGGGTGTACCCGTTTCAACTGCGGGTGCTGTCCCCGAAGTTGTACCGCCGCCAGTGCCAGCCTGACCAAGTGACCCACCTAAACCGCCCGTTTGACCAGAGGGATTGCCATTACCGTAACCAATACCATTCCCACCAGCACCACCGCCAGCACCACCACCGCCGCCAGACATTCGACCGCCACCGCCGCCTCCACCGCCACCTGCAATGAACGCGCCAGAATTATTGGTAACCGCGACACCTGTGGCTGAGTTAGAGACCGCCGCACCACCCGCTGCACCATTGGCTGCAACAGCATACGTTGAAACGGTAGCGCCAGCTCCACCCTTACCAATGATGTAACCATTGTTTATTAAGGTTAGCTTACCATTAAAGCTGCTTGAGATAGTTAAACCAGCAACTGAAGTGCTATCTGACCATACATATATGCCGCTGTTAATTGTGACAACGATAGGATCAGAACCGTTCCAGCCAGCACTTGTTGCAAGACTGTATAGGTTAGCTTGCTTTGTGTGAGATGAAATTGTGTAGTAGAACCGTTTAACTGCACCATAGAAGTTTGACAGGCTGATCTGACCAGACGTTGGTACGCTTGTGTTGTTGCTAGTCACGTAAGAACCATTACGGTAATACTCAGACAGACTGATAGGATTGCTGCCACCAAACTCTGACTGAATATTGGCTAGACTAATTGCGCCTGAAGATTGTAATGCCATATTACTTAGCCTTTAGTGCTTCAACTTCTGCCGATAACTCTTTAACTGCCTCAATAAGTATACCCACCAAGTTGCCATACGCTACAGATAGATACTCGTCATTCTCTTGTACTACTTCTGGGATGACTTGCTGAACTTCTTGTGCGATTACACCTGTTGATGCCTCACCGTCCTTGGTAAAGTTTACACCGCGTAGTGCTTTAACTTTCTCTAGTGCGTCTGGAATAGTAACAATGTCAGACTTTAAACGCTCATCTGAGTAAGCTGTCACGTTGCCTGATGCAGTAAAAGAGCCATTGTCATCAAATGTAAAACGTGTCGTAGAGCTATCACGAATATACAAATTACCAGTAACCATATCCATATAAGCGTGAGAGCCGTTATGGAAGATTTCAAAGTCATTGCTGTTGCCGAATGTACATAAAACGCTGTCATTGAAACGCAGCGTTCCCGTCATAACATCTCCAGAAGATGCTGTGAAAAGGGAGCTAGTTTCTGACTCTGTGTAGTAACGAGTATCTAGGTTGACAGAGTTTATATTTGTAATATGTCCATACCCATCAAGAGTAATATCTTGAATGACAGTACCATTAGAGTTATTTACAGAGCCTTGACTGGATGTATCTGCATGAGAGATAGTACGGTTAGCACCAAGGTTACCACCACCAGTTAGACCGCCTCCTGCTGAAATAGTTGTACTGTCATCTGCTTTAGCGTTTAACGCTGACTGAAGCCCGTCTACGTTAGCAATAGTGTGGTTATGACTATCATCAGCAATCGTAGCAGTAATAGTTGCATTAGCAGAGCCATTAAAAGAAGCGCTGCCTGATACGTCACCTGTTAGTGATATAGTACGGGAGTTAGCTAGTTGCGTGGCTGTAGCAGCATTACCTGATGTGTTTTGGTTACCTGCTGTGTTAACACCGGGTAAGTTAATATTGGCTGTACCATCAAAAGATACACCACCAATGTTTCTAGCTGTTTGAAGTGCAGTGGCTGTATCAGCATTACCAGTAACATTACCTGTTAGATCGCCTGTAACATTACCTGTAACACCGCCGCTTAGTGAACCTGTAATAGTACCAGTAACACCTAGTGTGCCACCGATAGATACGTTACCTGTGTTAACTGTTAGGTTACCTGTAGACACAGATGTATCACCTGTGATAGTCATAGTACCGCCTACAGTAGTATTACCTGTCACGTCTAGCGTACCCAGCGCATCTACGTCTGCACCGTTTAAGCGTAATGACTCAGTAGTACCTGAATAGATAGACAACTGGTTAGAATTATTTGTTAATTTACCAAAGTCTGTACCACCGTCTTGCAGTAGGATGTCACCGCCATCTGCGTCAAGTGTAATATCACCAGCTACATCAAAGTTTAAGCTACCTGTAGATACAGCATATTCGTTGTCTTCGATTGTAGTATAGCCGTTAACACCAATGTTAACTGTATCAGAATATACTGTTCCATCAAAGTATCCGTCTTTATACTGGGCGGCACTAGAGCCTAGATCAATGATATTGTTAGCTTTAGGTAGGACTGTAGTAGTACCTACGATGATGTCTTGGCTTGGGCCAACCTTAGTAATAGGCGCACCTTCACCTGCTGTACCATCATGATTGTGACCAGAGGACGCTTGGAAAGCATCTTCTACAGCGTTAAACTCACTGTCAAGATCGTCAGCGTCAATAACGTTACCGTTAGCAATGTTGTTTGCCGTATCTTGGCGTGTGTAACCTGCCATGTGTTACTTCCTTATTGTCTATCGTTCTGCGTAAATTCTAACAGAGCCGTGTCTAGTGTAAATGCTGGGTTTGTTGAGTTGTCTTCAATACGTATTGCTATAACTTTGCCTGACCCGATAATCTGGTTTTGATAAACTTTATCTAACTCACCACCATAGGTAGATGTACCAAATATAGACGTAACAGCACCATAATAAGAAACAGACAAACCTGTACTAGTAATTGTTGTAGCTGCTGGTTGAATTAAGTTTTGGTTGTTAGCACGAGTAAAGTCATACTTAACAGCTAAGTCAATTTCAAAGGAACCTGTAGGGTCAATGTAAGTAGTTAGCTTGTAGAAAGTCTTACGTATCTGAGGGTCAGATATTGGCATGTAGGGCGATTCGTAGATAGCTTCAATAGGCTCTCCATCAAAGTCGCTACCCTGTTCCATCTGATACAAGTAACCATCTTCATTAGCAAAGATAATAATTTCAGAGTAGTTTGACACATACTTAGAATCAGCTACAAACGCTTTAATACCTGATGTCTCACCCCATGCTAGGTTAGCTGAACCTTGGTCTGAGAACTTAGTAACAAGTAACCCACGAGCAACTTTACTTTGTTCAGA